GTTTTACAGCACCACCGGTACAAACAAAAACACACTGTCACAATTGTATTTAATTAATATCTCACTGTTATTTAATTATTAGTAAATTGGAATATATAATTTAATAATAAATAATTTATTTGAATATATTAGCACCATTATTTGGACCTGATATTGTGTTATTTAACTAAATGCAGTTACTCAGAATCAAAATAGAATGCATTATAATTAGGGTCAATGTGTAATGCTATCCAGTGTGAGCCGTCATTTAGCTGTCCACTTTTATCATATTTATTTTCCATATTTATAATCCAACCACCAGTTATTAAGCGATCTGGTAGTTGGTCTTTCATTACGACATCATTCCAATTTGGTATTCTGTAATATTTAGCTTTTTTTCAAGATCAAAGTTACTGAGCAATTTATTTAATTTAATAATGAAATAGATATTTTTTTATATTTAATTATTAATAAACATATGTTTTCTACATTTACAAGTTTATCAAGTGTAATTACAAAAGCGGGAAAAATAGGTGGTTCAACATACTCGACAATATCACATTCGGCAAATAGTGTACGACATTACATTGCTAGTGATGGAAGTTCTTGGACTCAATTTATATATACCGCAACTGGTTCAGGTAGTCTAGTTTTAAATTGCAGTGCAATAACTACTGTAGCAATGTTATGTATTGCTGGTGGTGGTGGTGGTGCAATTTATGGTGGTGGTGGAGGTGCTGGAGGTTTTAGAGAAAGTGCCTTCACTCTTTCCGCTGGAACTGAAACAATTTCAACTGTTGTAGGTGTAAAGGGAAATGGTAAAACATTACCATTAGACGCCTTGACTAATAATGGTGGAAATTCTTCCGTAACTTTTGCAAAAAATAATGATAAAAATTTATTCTGCACTGGTGGAGGTGGTGGAAATTCACAAGGTGTAGGAGGAACCGGAGGCTCTGGTGGTGGTGCTATGGAATATGCTGGAGGTACTGGAATAAGTGGAGAAGGTTTCGCCGGTGGTAATTCACCTAAAATTATTTGGTCTTCACCATCTGGAGGTGGTGGTGCTGGAGGTGTTGGTGGAAATGGTACTTCATCAAATCAGACGCAAGCAAATAGTTTTGGTGGTGCTGGAGGTGCTGGTAAACGGTTCACAGCCTCACTTGGAATAAATAATACTTTCTATTGGGCAGGTGGTGGAGGTGGTGCATCACAATCAACCTCAGCTCAAACCGGTGTTGGTGGTATTGGAGGTGGTGGTGGTGCCAAAAATACAACTGCCAATACTGCATTAAATACTGCTGGTGGTGGAACTACTTGGAATAGTATTAATGGAGGAAATGGAACACCAACACAAGGTGGACACGCGAGTGCTAACACTGGTTCTGGTGGTGGTTCTGGTTGGGGAGGAATTGCTGGAAATGGTGCAGATGGAATTGTTATAATTTCAGTTAAAAATTAAGGGAAATTAATAATTATTGATAAATGTTTTACTTGTAGAAAAACCCGAAATTCGGCAGTGGTGAATAAAACTACATCATAAATATTTTACTGACAAAATATTAATTAATAGTGAAAAAAATGTAGATAAGATACTTTTAAATTACCGTCGTAATTTAAGAGTATGTAACTTTATGTATTATTGGGTTATCAGCATCAGCGTTATATTCATTCAATTGTGGTTTTAATTTTTTATGCCATAGTTGTTCTCTGTCGTTTAATTGTTCTCTATTATCACATTCATAATTTTCCAATAACTCTATCTTAAAATGTTATACACCTATTTCGCGCATAAAATTATATAAGTCTGAATGACGTTGTGATTTTGCTTTCGCCATCATACGATGCGCATTCATACGCTGACTTAAATATTTATACGATGTTGAACCTATATAAATCTTATCATTTACACCCTTGAAGATTTAAAATGGGACAAATAATCAATCAATATTTATTCTTTTTTATTATAAGTATGACACATAAGAGCGAAGATTATAAAATTTCTGCTGTTAAATATTATTTGAATAACAAAGATAATATTAGAAAAACTTGTAAAATGGGTTAGCCTGAATTAGCCCATTATTAGCATTTACATGTTTTGTAGTGGCTAAATGTTGCACCCAACTTGATTTTTTACAACATTTATAATCACAACTATTGCAATAAAAATTAAAAAGCATATTTTCGCATATTTCCATTATCTATACTATGGCTAAATAAAATATGCTTAAATTGTTTTTTCGGAAAATATATAAAAATAATCGTAACAAAATTTTTAAGTGAAAAATCAAAAATGAGAGCATTATGGTCACAAGGTGCAAGTTGGCGAGTTTTTTCGGAAAAGTATTTTGACTTTTCATTTTTGGACATTTTTAAAAATGTCCATTTTCAAAAACCAAATTCACTTTTAGGTTTTGATTTTTCGATCGCCGAAATAATATATATTTGGAAACTACTTAAAGACGGGGGCGCCCAAAAATAATATATTTGGAAACTACTTAAAGAAGGGGGTCGCTCAAATAATATATATTTGGAAACTACTTAAAGAAGGGGGTCGCCCAAATAATATATTTGGAAACTACTTAAAGAAGGGGGTCGCCGAAAAATAATATATAGCATTATTTATAACAACCAATGGAACGCGACAACGACAATACCAACAACGAAGCGGTAACCGACGATGATGTAAATGTATTAAGTGGGGACAATAAAGTGGGCGTTGAGATAACCCCTGATTTGAAAAATATTCGTGTGCAAATCTGTTCCTGTTCCCTCATATTGAATTGTTTTACGAGACCTTATGCAAAATGAAATGCTTATGCAAAATGAAATGCTTATGCAAAATGAAATGCTTATGCAAAATGAAATGCTTATGCAAAATGAAATAATATAATATATTATTCTATTATATGACTAGATACAATAACAATCGGTTTACACCTGGAAACAAAGGTAACCTACGTATAATTTTAAATAAGGTACTGCTTAGTCAAAATTATAACTCTACTAAGGACATATTATGCGGATGTATTCAACAACGCGTAAATGAAATCAAACAAGGCTGGAATGACCCTTCTCAACCAGAAAATATTCGCATAGCACAAACTATTACTAGTACTTTAGGAGGGAGAATTGTCTTCGGTAATTTTAATAATCCTGTTGCGTTAAATCATCTTGGAGACTGGGAAGGGCAACCAGGGGGGATGCGTAGACCATTACGAAACAAATTCTAATTATTATTTAGTCAAATTACTTTTTTCTTTCATTATGTTATAATGACTTCTCAAACAGTTGGTTCTCGTCGTCAAGTTTGGAATGGAACTGCTAAAAAAACATCAGGTGGGCTTACCAAATCAGACCTTATGATGTCACACGGACACATCGTGTCCAAATCAAAACATTTTAGTGCTAAAAAGGAAATGCGATTATTGAAATACGGATATGGAACCAAAAAAGGCAAATTTGGTTATGTAAAACTCGGAACTAAGAGACACCGTAAAGGTCAAAAAATGAAGGGCGGACACGTAAATATTGGACAAGCCTTGTCGCCTAATGGAACCGATGGACAAGGAATTACGGATTACGACAGTTCTGGTTCAGTTGGGGTCCAAATTGCTGCAGGAATGTCGGGTGGGCGCAGACGTTCTCGTAGTAGTAGACGTGGTATGGCAGGTGGCTCTGCAATAGCCGATACTGCGGCAGCCGTTGGCGACTTTTCTCTTGCTGGAGGCAAACGACGCAGACGAAAAATGCGTGGCGGAACTACCAGCATACGCGCACCATTGTCACCTTCTGACTACTCTACAGGCGTTCAAATACGGGCAGGAAATGGCAATTAACGTTGCTCGTCTATTGTAGCCATTCTGAACTAACAAATTTATCAAACTTTATAAACTCACTTAATTGATTTGTTACACTTTTTTCAAAAAACTGTTTCGATACTATTAAATAAGGTCTTTGTTCCACTAATGATTTGGCATTCACATAATTTTTATAAGACTGATATAATTCGTCAAAACTAATTATATCTACACAGGTTTGCGTATTCGTTTTATAGGACTGCAAAAATTCCTGAACATCGTCCGTTTTGGAACACAAATTGCATCGTATATTATAAATATATTTGTTATCAATTATTTCCACTTGAGGCGAATAAAAGTGACATATCATTTTTATCATATTCATATCTGTTAGTTGTGATAGTTTCTTATCATATATTTTACATAATGTCAATAATTCGTCCACTTCATATTCATCATCCACAGAACTATCGGTTGTAATCACAATATGTTTATCCCAAAAAGACAGAAACAAACTAACATCGGGTAAATATTTACTAGTAACATTGGTAAACACAATTGTGCCCAACTCATTTGTATGCGCCATTTTATTTGTCAATAATTCCTGCAGTTGTTGCGAATAAATCATATTGGGTATATTTAAACTCGCTATGTGTAATTTCCATATGTAATGCATATTTTTCCAACTTATGTTTGTATCCGAAGTAGTATTTGTATCAATACATTGGTCTATAAAATTATCCACAATAGTCTGTGTGGAATTTTGAACAAAATAGGCTATGTTATTTGTTATATCCATGTCTATTTTCGTATTTAAATAATTATCGGAATTTTCATATCTATCGGAATAATGTGTCGCCACACAACACAAATCTATACCAATATTGTTAAGCACATCCTTAACCATATCGATTGACAAAATGTTGGTCGTTTTAATTAAACGATACAAATGCAACTTATGATTGTCGTGAAATTTGGTAATGAAATTACCCAATATAGAGGTGCCCGCAGTAACATAAACAATAGCATCTATTAATGTTATTATTTTTTTCAGATTGGGACTTATAAAATACAATAAATTATCCACATTTTTTTTCAAAATGCAATCGCCTAAAAGCGTTAAAAAATATTTGGCTTCCGATTTCGTTTGAAACATGGTCTGAAAAAATCCAAGAACATTTTGGATAGTATACGTTTCAGGCGTAGATTTAAATAATAGTCGGTCTTTGATTTTCTTAATGATATTTTGCTTTGTTTTATGTTTCCATTGTATCAATTTACCTTCGTCGGTAATCGTAGACAACAAGCGATAATGTATGTCGTCATCTTTTGCGATTTTATAAGTTTTACCATCATATTCGTAATATAAACTGTTAAACGGCATATAAAAATATTGGTGTTTGCTTAAAAATACCTTATAAAAATTATCCTGTTCGAGTGTTAGTTCGTTAAAGCGTGTTACACGCTGTTCATGACGTTTGCATTCTTGTTCTAATATATTCGGTAAATTACTTAAATGGGTGTCTAAACGTTGCATCATATATTGGTTATCTTTATATTTGGTTTGCAGTTCATTCACCATTTCAATGACGGCTGGGTTTATTTCTTCCATTAACCATAATATGTTGCGTTGTCTTTAAATGGTTTTATAATATATATTGTCAACCCATGTAAAGACATTGCAACCAAATATAACTAATGGACGTTTTTATGATTTGTATAGTTATTGGCACGGGCATAATGGTTGTTGATATAGCGCATTCTATTATAACAGTGCGTCGTCGCGGTCCAGCAATGGGTGGAGGCGGTAGCATGCAACTGCATTTTCATAGCGTAAGAAGTAATATAGCAAAATAACTTAGAAACTAGATGACCTTTATTATTACTACTATAATGGATTTATTATCTATAGCTATTGCTGGATTGGCATATTTAATTGGAAGAAATTATGCGTGCTTAGAAAGAGACCACTTGAGAAAAGCATTTGAAGAAGTAGTTGAACATGTTAAGACGACGGTTAATGCTAATGCTAATGCCGTAACGACTGATAGCTCTATCTACCCAATAACACGCGCACCACTAATATAATTTATAAGCATAAAAATTTAATAACGAATATTGTCTAATTATAAATATTTTACACATAAGTATTTAAAGATTTATGATTAAAAATATCTATAATGTCCCAATTCAACATAAACACCACGTCCACTAATAACAATGTATTGACTATTAAAACCGTACAAATTGCCCCATTTCGCACCTTGATGACCGCACTTAAAGATATTCTATTAGAAACCAATATTTATTTTCAACCAGATGGTATGAGAATTATCAATATGGATAAATCACACACCATTTTGGTGCACTTATATTTGCCCGCAGTTAAGTTTGAATTTTACGAATGCAAAAAAGAAAAAATTATTATTGGTGTCAATATGTTTCATTTGTTCAAACTAATCAACACTATCGATAACGACGATACACTAACAATGTATATTGAAAACAGCGATTACAGCGAAGGCATTGTCTCGCATTTAGCGCTTCGTTTTGATAATGGGAATATTAAACAATGCAAAACGCAAAAACTGAAATTGATTGAACCCGAACAGGATGAATTAGATGTGCCTGATGTTACCTTTTCGTCTATCATTAATTTACCTTCTGCGGATTTCCAAAAGATAATACGCGATTTATCAGCTATTTCAGAGAAAGTTGAAATCAAATCGGTAGGCAATGAATTGATATTTAAATGTCAGGGACAATTTGCGTCTGCCGAAATTCATCGGGCAGAAGCAGATGAATCGATGAAATTTATATCGAAACAAGATTCGTCAAAAGTCATTCAAGGCGAATTTTCGTTGAAGAATTTAAGTTATTTTATTAAATGCACCAATTTATGCACACAAATTGAAATACTTTTGGAAAATGATTTACCACTTGTTGTTAACTATAATGTGGCTAGTTTGGGTCAAATTACCTTAGCGGTTGTGCCATTACCTTCTAATT